AGTATATGTTGAACTCGACGACAAACGAACTAAACACAATTTTGAATTTAAATTAATTGATAAAAACTATCTATCAGATCTTACGTGGCCTGCAAATCATCCTTGTGCTGGACAACAAATTGTACTACGTGATTATCAAGTAGAAACAATTAATAAATTTTTAGAGACACCACAAAGCCTGCAAGAAATTGCCACTGGTGCAGGTAAAACAATTATTACTGCCGCACTTTGTAGACTAGTTGAACCTTATGGTCGTACACTAACAATTGTACCTAATAAAAGTTTAGTAACACAAACAGAAGAAGATTTTCTTGCGTGTAATTTAGATACAGGAGTTTATTTTGGCGACAGAAAAGAAGTAGGCAGATATAATACAATCGCAACTTGGCAATCAATTAATGTTCTTGAGAAAAAAGATAAAGTAGAATTTAAAGAAGTAATGCAAAATATTCAAACAGTAATTGTTGATGAAGTACATATGGCAAAAGCAGATGTACTAAAAAGATTATTAACAGGAGCATTTGCAAACGCAGGTATACGTTGGGGATTAACAGGAACAATACCTAAAGAAGAATATGAATTTATGGGAATAAAATGCTCGTTGGGTAATGTTACACACAGAATCCCTGCAAAAGAATTACAAGACAAAGGCGTATTAGCAAAATGCCACGTTAATGTTTTACAAACACAAGACCATCCAATGTTTAAAAGCTATCCTGAAGAACTAAAGTGGCTTACAACTGATGATACTAGAACAACGTGGATTGCAAAAACAATTAGCGATATTGCAACATCAGGCAATACACTTATACTTGTAGATAGAATTTCAGCAGGTGAGACGCTTAATAGAAAAATAAAAAATTCAGTGTTTATATCTGGAGCAACAAAAAACATAGAAAGGAAAGAACACTACGACGAAGTGTCTACAGCAGAAACCAAAATAATTATTGCTACATACGGAGTGGCTAGTATTGGTATCAATATTCCTAGGATATTTAATCTTGTTCTTATTGAATCTGGCAAGTCCTTTGTTCGGGTAATACAAAGCATAGGAAGAGGAATAAGAAAAGCAAAGGACAAAGATCATGTACAAATTTGGGATATAACTAGTAGCTGTAAGTTTGCAAAAAGACATTTAACACAAAGAAAAAAGTTTTACAAAGAAGCTAATTATCCGTTTAAAATTGAAAAAATAGATTATGAAAATCCTTACATTAGACAATAGAACATATACTTTAGAAAAAATTCCTGCGTGGGTTGATGAGAAATTACGATTTGCTGTATTAGATAATGGAGATCCCGAAAACCCTGATTTCTTTTACATACCTTTAATATTTTTAGAATCATTTAATGCTCCAGCGGCAGTGCTACAAATAGGAAAATGGAAAATAAAAATGCCTTTGGATTGGAAAATGTTAATTGGAGAGGCTGGCCAACCTGAAATGCACGTGTTACCAATTACAAGTTTAAATGATAGAGGCTTTGATGCATTTACTTTTAACCCATTATCAAGTCCTAAACCGGATTTTTATCCTATTGATGTTGTGGATATCTATACAGAAGTAAAATGGTATTTCCCAAAAATAAAATCAGGACAACTACTTGCTGTACCTTTAACAAACGGGGCAAAACCTATATGTGCTTATTTTGTAAAAGATATTTCAAGACAATGTGAACAAATAGATTACGGCAATGTCTGGTAGAAAATATATTAAAATTGACGCACCAATTATGAAAATATCAGGTGCTTATGTTTGGATGGATAGACATTGGCCAGTGGATTTTTTTAGTTGGTTGAGAAAAGAAAAAATGGTATTTACAGAAGTAAAACTGAAAACTAATAAACTTACACTCTGTTTTAACACAGCAAAAGAGTGTACAATGTTTGGATTAAAATATGACAGAGAAAAGCAAAAGGAAATTTTTCGAACTTAGGAATGGTCTTAAAGCAGTAGACTTTAGAAACAAAGACTACTATGACAGAATAGACGACCACGAACGATCATTATATTCACCTTATATGTTAATGAGATATGCTTCAAGTATTTCATCTAAAGATTCTTTTTATGTTGAGCATTATGTAGAAATGGTTAATGAATGTGTTAACAAACATTGTTTTAGTTTAGGCAAACATAAAAAGTTATTATGGATATTAACTGCTATGTGTGGTGCGTTAAAACAGCAATTTCATCCATGGATTAAACCAATGAAACGTGTACCAAATAAGTCTTTAAAACAACTATTAACATTATTTCCAAATGCTAAAGAAGACGATCTAGAAATCCTAGACAAAATTATTACAGACAGAGAACTAGAAGAATTGTTAGAATCACATGGAATCGAACCTAAATAAATGTACCTATTGCGATAAAGAATTCGCTAGAGAAAGAACACTACAAGTTCACTTATGTGAACCTAAAAGAAGACATTTACAAAAAAATGAGAAGTGGGTACAAAATGCTTTCATGGTATTTCAAAGATTTTATGAAATACATCAAAATAATACTAACCCAAAAACATATAAAGACTTTTGTGGTTCAGCATATTATAATGCATTTGTAAAATTTGGCAGATATCTTATGCATATTAACCCTTTGTATCCAGAAAAATATATTGACTATGTTATACTATCAAAAATTAAATTAGATCATTGGGCAAGAGATGATTTATACGAAGCATATCTTATAGGCACATTAAAAGCAGAACCAGTAGAAGCGGCTATGAGAAGAAGCATAGCAACAATGATGGATTGGGCCGAAGAACAAAATGCACAATGGTCTGATTACTTTAGATTAGTAAACACTAACCGAGCCGTGCAACATATTCAACAAGGAAAAATATCTCCGTGGGTATTACTTGGTTGCTCAGCAGGTAAAAAAATGTTAAAATTACTTACTGATGAACAATTACAAATGACACAAAGATTTATTATTCCAGAGTTTTGGGCAAATAAATTTAGAAGTTATCCAGCAGATCATTTATTTGTACAGGAAACAGCCAAGGAGGCTAAAATTGAATAAAATAGATTTTGAAGTTACAGAAGATTTAGAATTCGAAGACGGTGATTGTTGTGTTATAATAAAAAGTGATGGATCAATAGGTAGGGTAGTAATGCCAGAAATGAATACAAAAATAATAATGACCAAAGGATATAAAAAATTATTGGACGTGTTAGAAATATTAAAACCCGGTGCAAGAAACAAATTTATAAAACATAATCAAATGAAAGGAAGTAAACGGTTACACTAATGCCTGATGTAGATATAGATTTTTTTGATAGAGACGGAACATTAAAATTCTTCAAACACGCACCAGCATCTATAATTAAAGATGACAAAATAGAAAAGCACAAAACTGGAGTTTACTTTCATGCTGTACCTACACACCCAATTACAGGACATTCAACGTTAGATTATAAAAAAGCAGAAGATAGAGGCTACTTTAAAATAGATTGTCTTAATGTAAACATCTATAAAAATATTAAATCTGAACAAGAACTTGTTGAATTAATGATTGAGGAGCCGGATTGGGATATGTTAAAAGACCCAAAAGTTGTTGAAAACCTTTTTCACCTAAATAGCCATTATAATATTGTTTCCAAGCTAGAACCTAAAAATATTGAACAACTTGCGGCTGTATTAGCAATTATACGTCCTGCTAAAAGACATCTAATGTATAAAAACTGGAAAGACATACTAATAGATGTTTGGGTAAAGCCAACTGATAGATCATACTTTTTCAAAAAGTCACACGCAGTTGCTTATGCTCACGCAATTGTTGTACAAATGAATCTAATTAGAAAAGATAAATATAGCTTTAGTGCAACACAGGAAACGTAAACTCACTAAAAAACAAAAGAACAAGAAATCCACTCATCGCTCAGAACCTTTTGGTTATCAACCAGACAATCCTATAACGATATATTACGCAAAAAGAATTGGGAAAAAAAGTATAAGTTAGGTAGGTTTTCGAACAAGTTGTATTGTTCTACGTTTTACTCTTTTCTTTGAGATATCAGATAGTCTTACCGTTGGTCCTTCGACTATTTCAACGTCTTTTGAATTCAAAGTTACTAAGGTAGATCTAAAATATTTAAAATCGCCTTTTAAGAATATGTTAATTGGTAACTTACGATTGGATTCATACCACCAAATTTCACCACATTTTAAATATCTCATTTTATCTTGTGGACTCATTAGTCGTCCATAATCGTAGAAGCTTATTACATTATTATCTTGATTTTGCACTATACCAACAAATTCCATGTCTCCCTTTCTTATAAGGCTTAAAAATGGAAATTTGTCTCTTAAGGTTTTAAAAATTTCATTCATACTCTATCTATAAATACTGTTAAATATGTACTATGCAAACAGTATCAAGGTATTTACTAACAAATATGGTAATTGCGTATCAAAGCGGTTACCACGGGAGGCAATCTAA